TCTATATTTGTAAAAAATAACAAATATGGATATCTATAAAATCGATGAAACGAAGGATATTGAGATGATTGTAAACTCCTTTGTCTCCGAACCAGCGACGGAGAAGGAGTGGTTATACTTTTCTAATGCTAAAAAGCGGTTGGATTTTTATGATACTGAAAAGCAGATGGTTACAAGTGTGGTTATGCTAGCTAATACACCGATTTACAGAAACGACGACGGCTACGAATATATGCTAGTATTTACTGCAGAAGCGATAGAGAAGATGGCATACGATTATTTTAGCAAAAACGGGTTCAACAAAATCTCTATAAACCACGATGGTAGCGTGATTGAAGGTAGTGCTATACTATTAGAAAGTTACTTTGTAGATGATAACAAGCGAGCTCCCGAAAAATTTGGCACTTTGCCAAAAGGCACATGGATAGTGAGTTACAAGGTAGTCGATAAAAAAATTTGGAATATGATAAAAGACAAAAAGTTGCGAGGCTTTTCAATAGAGGTCTTGGCAGATTTAAAAAAATTGAAGTTAAAATATACAAACAATAAAAACAAAAAAAATATGGGAAAAGAAAAAAACAAACAAAAACAAAATTTTGAAGACGCCGTGACAGATCAGGGCGTGAACGTAACATTCGATAGCTTCGAAGTAGGTCAGATAATCTATACTGTAGCTGAAGATGGCACTAAAGTTACATTAGAGCAAGGCACGTATCTTATAAACTACGAAGATAGAGTTTACGAAGTTGTAGTTGACGAAAATGGCACTATTACTGAAATCAACGAGGTTTCAAGTGAAGAGGCTATGAGTAACGATGATGTTAAGAAAACATTAGACGAAATGAACAAAAAAATTGCTGAAATAGAAGAAAAAATAAATTCTTTTATGACAGCGAAACCTACTGCTACAGCTAAAAAGCAAAAACCTTTGACGGATGACAGTAATAGTAACTTTCGCACAGATTTCTCAAAAATTAAAGTAAAATTTTAATAAAAAAAAGGAGGTAAAATATGGAAAATTTAAGTTTTAGAATAGACAAAAAAATCACACCTATACGGATAGGTAAAAATAAGTACAGATTTACGATAGACAAAACAGGAGCTACTGATATTAATATTACACAAGACAAAATTGAAGATGTGATTTACAGTGTTTTTCAAAGCACTGATGATTTAGACCTTGTAACTATCTTAACAAATATAAAAGGCAAACAAAAAATACCTAAAATTTTTCTAAAAGGCATTGGTTCTGATCATGCACTTGTAACTTCGCAAGGGTGCGGATTTCGTGATACTACTACACTGGTTTTACAAGATGTCGATATCGAAGTAGAACAACAAGAAATTGGATTAGAACTATGTTTAAACGATTTTGTAAATACTACTTTAGAAGTTTATATAGGTGATGGCGGACGAAATGAGAGTATAACTATTGAGGATGCTATATTAGCTTACTTTACTGAACTATTAAAAGAAAATATACAAAGATTTACTTTCGACGAAACTACTGCAACTGAAGGTATATTTAGTAAAATTATAGATAATACTGTAACTCCTTTTACCCCTGTAGGTTCTAATCCAACAGCAACTGATATTTTAACTCAAATGTATAGTGCTTTACCATTTTCGTGGAAAAAATCACAAAAAGCTAATCCTGTAATCTTCATTTCACCAAGTTTTATGGATATGGTTATTAGTGAAGTTACACATTCAACAGCTCCTGTGATGGCTAACATTGAAGTTATAGATGATAGATTTAGACTGCCAATGACAAAAGCTCTTGTTATTGTTTCTCCATATTTATCTGATGTAAAAGCAATTTCTGGGATTTCAAATTATTTGTTTTTAGCTACTGATTTACAAAGTGATTTTGATAATATAAGAGTTTGGTATAGCCAGGACAATGGCACAATTAGATTTCAAGCTAAGCCTTATCTCGGCACCGCTATAGCTGATATAGACAATTATGTTTATTATGAAGGTGTATAAAAAAGGAGGCAATTATGATTTGTAAATTAACAAACGGTATAAGTTTAAAGGATTGCGACACACCTGGAGGCGTGTCTGAATCGTATTTTATAAACATAGAGGATGTGGACACTCTTACTGTTACTGACTTTCAAGTTAGTGCTTTAACTTTAAAATCGGCTTCAACTGCTTACAAAATAGCATTCGAACCGCAAACTAGTAATTTTGCTAGCAACGCAGTAGGTTCGCAGGAGAATTCCAGTGCAGCTTACGAACAAACTTGCGAAATTAAAATAAATAAGATAGATAACAACGTGCTAGAACAGATAGATGCTCTAACAAAAGGTAGACATATGGTAATAATTAAGAAAGCAGATTCCACATACGAACTTTACTTCCACGAAGGTGGAGCTAAATTTGTAGCTAATTACTCAACAGGCACTGCATTTGAAGACCCTTCTGGTGTGACATTAACAGCTACTCACCGACAACCTTCTAATATGCTATTAGTTTCCGCTACAGTAATGAGTTCTTTAACTATAGCTGAAGAAACACCATAAAAAAATTTTTAATTAAAGGGGAGTTTTTAACTCCCTTTTTTAAAACTTAAATTCTATGAAAGTAGTAAATTTTGACATAAATATACCAAAATCGTCTATAAAAAGCACGAGCGGAGAAATTATTAAATGGGGAGATAGAGATAATTACTCATATTTTCTCAATTATTTGTTCATAAACAGCGGGTTGCATCAAGGCATCATTAATGGAAAAAACAATTATATTTACAGCGGTGGAATAAAGAGTGTAAACGCTGATGGATACTACTTTTTAGACGATATTAATGAAATTGTAAAAAAGATAATAAAAGATTATGAAATTTTCAACGGTTTTGCACTAAAATTTGAGAAGTTTAATAATATACTAAAATGCGACTATATAAGTATAGCTAATATTAGAATTTTGAAAGATGGTTCTTACGCATACTGTGAAAACTGGACTGGTCGAAAGAATATCATATATTACAGTGATTTTTTCGACGAAGAGTGGATAAACAATAGTGCAATAGCGTTTTTTGGGCTTGACCCCTTCATTTTAAGCGATGAAAACAACGTAAATTCGATAAACAACTACCCTGTACCCGTTTACAATAGTGCTATACCGTCGATTTTAACCGATATAGCGATAAAATTCTATAATCTCGGCGAAATTTACAACGGATTTAAAGCAAGTTCGATAATAGATATCATCGCAGGTAAGCAGTTGAGCGAGGAGGAAAAACAAGACTATATCAAAGATTTAAAAAAATCCATTTACGATAAAAATAGTTGGGGTGCGGCTTATATAAATTTCAGCGAAGGAGAATCTCCCTCTGTCGTGGTAAATCCTATTCCACAAACGGATATGGTGGATAGGTATAATGCAGTCTGGGAGGCTGTTAAGGAGGATATCTTAATATCGCACCAAATCACAAATCCACTGTTAGTCGGGATAAAAACACCTGGTCAGCTCGGCGGTGCAACTGAGTTGGCTACAAGTTTCGATATTTTTCGAGCTCAATATATATTACCTCGTCGAAATTATTTATTAGATTGTCTAAAAAACATAGGTATAAACGTTGAAATAGAAGAGATTTTACCTAAATTTTTGAAGCAAGCTACTACAAATTATATGTTTAGTAGCGAAAAAGAGTTCGTTGAAGACGAAAAAGTAGACTTTATATTAGATTTATTTAGCAAAGCAGGTAAAAATATCGATGATACAGTAAAAATAGTATACGAACAGGAATTAAATGAAGATGGAACAGGTGGAATTGAGGATTTTGAAGTGGCAAAATATTTGAATTTTGCACAAAATTTAAGCTATAATGACTATGTAATATTAAATTCTATAAACGAAAAAGCAAATTTGTTAGGAATAATCGACGAATTAGGTATTTCAAAAGACAGATTAAACAAAAGTTTAGAGATTTTGGAGCAAAACGGCTATATAAAAGGCTTTGATATAACTAAAACAGGTAAAAATATACTAAAAAACACCAATATACAGGTAGTTAGAACTTACTATAAATACACCGTGAAACCTGGCTTTGGAGAGCCGATTATACCTACTTCACGTAAATTTTGTAAACAGATGATAAGATTGAATAGACTTTATACTAAAAAAGAAATAGACACCATCTCCGCAAGAGCTGGATTGGACGT